TCAGTGGTAGTCATTACACTACCTGTGAATTCAAATGCACCTAGGTTTAAACTTGCATCATCTAAACCTAATGCAGTATATAATTCCGTAAAGTTTGTGTTAATCTTGTTAAACGCTGTGCGTAGGTTATCACCCGTTCTGTCGTTTGCGCTTGTTCCGATGTTTACTGTTAGTTTAGCCATCTACTTACGCCCCCGTTCCAGCATTTAATGTTTTGATCAGCGTGGCCAATCTATCCAGCGCCTCGCCTACCGTTGTTGGAGCATCTCCATTCCAGTCACCTGGCGTAGTAGGATAGTACCTCAAATTCCCTAATTCATCTAGTATTACTGTAGAATCATCTGCAAACACTGTACCTATAAATGATCCTCTAATATTATCTGATTGAATTGGACCAACAATCTTTGCTTCTACTGCATCTACAAGTTTAGTTGAATCATCAGCAAATACTGAACCAGTCATATCACCTGTTTGATATCCTGTTACGTCACCTGTTACGTTACCTGTAAGTGGTCCTGCAAAATTTGTGTTAGCAGTAATAACCGTTCCTGTCACTGCTGCCGGAGTTGTACCTCCAACAATACCGTCAACGTTACCTGTAACGTTACCAGTAACATTTCCTGTAAGGTCACCAAATAAAGTGCCGTTTACAGCGTCAACCATAATACTTGAATTGTCTGCAAATACAGATCCTGTTACATCACCTGTATGATAACCTGTAGTATCACCTGTTACATTTCCTGTTACATTTCCTGTTACGTTACCGTAAACATCTGCATAAACATCTGCAACAATTCTGCCCATTACAGCATCAACTAGTAGTGTTGAATCGTCTGCAAAAACTGAACCGTTAATATCAATATTTTGATCTAGTGTAAATGTAATTCTATCATTGATACCATCCGTAGTAATTACAATACCATAACCTTCTATAAACTCTAATGTATCTGCTGTGTTATCCGGACTTACATCTGCTTGTCCTGAAACAGCAAATGTACCAAACGTGTTAACTGCTGGTGCAGCATTGGTTACTGTTACAATACCAGTTGCGTCATCTCTTGAAAGCGTAACACCAAACCCGGCATCTAGATCAAGTACACCAGTGTTTGTAAGTGTAACAACACCTGTGGTATTATCTCTCGAAATACCTGATCCTACTGGAAGACCTGATGGCAATGTGCTACCGTTACCAACACTTGTAACACCTGTGTTGCTTAGTGTGATATTACCTGTTGCAGCACTTACACTAATACCTGTACTGCCTGCAAGTTGTGTAACACCTGTGTTAGCAATAGTAATACTTTCAGCACCACTATCTACAGTCATTTGGATCGCTGTACCACTTAATAAATTAAGACTGTCTACAAAACTACTTGCAACAACTACTTGGTCATTATCAACTTGTACTTCTTTAAAAAATGTTTTGTTAGGATCTAGGATAGGTACAGGATCAGCATCTTCATCTTCTGTAAAGATTGTAGAACCAAATGGTAAAGTGATTGTATTCCCTTGTCCTCTAATTAATGCAGTTCCTAACCATAGTCCGTTGTTTTCTGCACCAGGAACTTCACTACCTGGTTCAATGTGTACTTCTCTCCATTGCTTAGTTGCTGAACCTAAATCAAATCTACCTGTTTCTGCTGGAATAATACTGTTTCTAAATACATCAAAGTCTAGGTTTGCAAATGGTGAAAAGCCTTGTAATGTACCACCGGATGATGGATAACCATCGTGTGCTGATCCATCAACTGCTGTAGTTAATGCTTCGTCAGTATAAAGTAAAACTTCGTCTTCGCTATCAATTTTTACATAGTATTCGTTACCATCAAGTTGTGATACACCTGTGCTTTTGATTACAATTCTTGTAGCACCCGTAAGTTCGTGACTACCATCTGTAGTTACTTTTACAGGATTGCTTTGGTCAATATTAATAATATTAACTTCTCTGTATTGAGCAATGGCTGCACCGACCTGTGTAAAGTTTTGATTTATAATATCAAAAGCATCGTGAATCTTTTGCCAATTGAGTGGTGGATTACCTGGATTAATATTGTTATCAAATATAGCCATTATGATCTCCCTACCGCAACTTCAATTGTTCCTATATGATCACTATCATATGCTTCAATTGCTTTACCAATAATTGTTCCTGCTTTAGGATCATCTGTTGCAACTGCAACACCTGGTATGTGTGAAGTTACTATAGTATCACCTTTTTCAATTTTTCCTGCAACTTTTACAGGAACTCTACCTTGTAGTGCAACTAGATTTTTCAATCCTGGACACGCACTGTACATAACATACGCTGCTCTGTCTGAAACAACACCTGCTACTTTTCTACTCATACGTTCTGTAGTAGTTGTAACTTCTTTTTCACCACCAAATACTAGCACAGTACCAACTTCGTATTCTTTGTCACCTTCGTAGTATTCTGCAAGGTCAGCAGCATAAGTTGCTTCAAATCTTGATTCGTTTGGTGATGTTCCTGTAAGTGACCATCTACCTGTAACTTGACCGGTTGTTGTATTACCACCTGTTGTAAGCACAAGTGTTTCTACCGAACTAGCAACAATAGGTGCATTGTTCAAACCATCTTGTGTCTTAAATTCGTGTTTGTTATTCCAATACTGGTTAGTTTTATCTTGCGACAATGAACCGTCTTGTAAGTAAATACCGCCATTACCACCATAGGTATAAAGTCTAATAAATCCGCCCGATGCAACAGTACCTGTATCAATAGCAGTTTTAGTATCAATTTTTAATGTACTAAAGTCTGCATTGTTAGCAGCAAAGTCACCGTTACTATCTCTTTGGATAAGTGTATTATTATCACCAGATCCAGTATATGCTGCTACTGCGTCGATAACTGTATAATCTAAATCATCAGTATTACTTACAGCATTTGTTCTACGTAAGAATCCAATGGTACCATATTGTGTTTTTTTAATACCGCCGCCGTTATCAACAACAGTTGAAAACGACACATCAGCAGCATCATCAGTTGTAAGTTGGTTGTTACCAATAACACTTCTTGCTGTAACTTGTGCTAATGCACTTCTTGGAGTACCGTTATCTTTTAATGTTATCCAACCATTACTTGCTGTAAATTGTGCATCGTCAAAACTAGCAACACCACTTGCTGCTTGTTTATCTTCTTGTGTACCTGTCGGTGCTGCTGCATTTGTACCTGCAAGTTGCATTAACAATTTACTTTGTTCGATACCTGCTGCACTATTAACATCAGCATTTAAAATTGTGTCTGGATTAATCTGTGCATCAATAGTATTTGCAGTTGAATCAATATTAAAGTCAATATCACCAACAACGCTAACGTTAATCGCTTCTTGTCCAACACCTGTAAACACAATAAATTCGTTTGCCGCAACTGAATCAAAGCCAAAGTTTTGAATATTTTCAAACGTTAAACTTCTAAGGTTAACTGCATCTTGTGGATCAGTAGGATCAGCAAGGTTAACAACCTTGTTAGTAACATCCATATCCACAGGGCCTTTCATTGGAAGGCCGCCATCTAGTGCTAAGAAGCCACCGCTTAATGGTGGAATCAAGTTACCTTGTGGCACCGCAGCACCATTGTGTGTTTTACCTAAACGTCTTTCAATATAAACACGAGCAGCATTCTCTGTTGGTACTGTATCAACAGCATTGTCACTCATTCCAGAGTCTGTTGAGAATTCAGCAATAGGAACACCACGTTTAAATCCAAGTCCGTCCAAGTTACTCAATGCAATCGCTGCTGAGAATGTAACCTGACCAGTACCTTGGTCAACACTAAAGTAAGGTCCAACTCTGAAATTACCAAATTGGTCAGTGGTTACATAGAACACACGTCCCACATCACGTTCATCTGTTTCAGTTGCTGCGTTAACTGCATTAACAGGTGGACCGTAAATTTCATTTGGATAGTTAGTGTCTGCGTATGATCCTGTACCAATGTCTAGTAAATCGTGTGATGTAACACGAGTCAACGAAATTCTAATTGTTAAGTTACCATCAGCGCCACCAGCTCTTGCTGGTACAGCACTTCTCATTGTGTAGGTAGCACCAAAATCTAATAAACTATCTTCTAAAGGTCTGTTAAGTGTAATTCTTGCATATGGTTCTACGTTAATATCATCTTCTGATTCGTATGTATCAATGATATATTCTTCACCTTTGAATAGCATTCTTGAACCAGGCACTCTTGATCTATCTGCAGGAGCAACTGGAACAACAGCGATTTCAGTATCACCTGCTAAACCTTTTACTTTAGCATAGGAATGTGTACCTGCTTGTGGACTAAATGATTCAAGTTGTACAGCAGCAGCCAATGTAGGCCATTCTAAACTTACTGTAAATGTGTCTGCCGTTGGTGTACTATAAACAAAGTAATGATTCTGTTCGTTAATACCTGTTGGTAGTTTATCTGTAGTTTGTACAACAATACAATCGCC